CTCAAAAAAGCAGCCAAAGGTGCTTATTTCTCAGGTGGAATGGCGAATTTCTCAGATGGGAATATTCGCAAATTTGCCAACGGTGGAACTTTCACAAATTCAATTGTTTCCTCGCCTACGCTTTTTGACTTTGGTGAGATGGGCGAGGCTGGTCCAGAAGCAATCATGCCTCTGAAGCGTGGCTCTGACGGGCGCCTAGGGGTTTCTGTCTACGACGGGACCAGGAAGGCTGCTGGGGTTGACACCAGCAGCTCCAGTGGCTCCAGGAAAGGCGAGGAGGAGCGGATGATGGAGTTTGCGGCAACTGCTGCTGCTGTGCGGAGGCAGGCCATGCTGCAGGAGGGCGAGGCAATGCAAGATTCCGAAATGAACATGATGAGGCAAATGCTCACCACTACGCCGCCTCTAAACATTCGCTATGAGTCTCAAGTTATCAACAATGTTGAGTACGTGACTCGTGAGCAAGCTGAGCGCCTGGCCAGTGAATCGGCGAAGAAAGGGAAGGATCTTGCAATTGGTACGCTGCAAGCTAGCGTGAGAACAAGAAAAAGAGTTGGGATTAGCTGATGTCTGTTGCCATCGTAAATTATCTTCAGTTTCGCAGTCGTGAAACATTTGAGCCAGTCAGTCCGCTATGGCAGAATTTCTATGTTGATCGAACAACTGATTTCCTCGCCTTTGCTTATGGGCAGGGGGCGGGGCAGGTTGCTGGTGAAAGATCACAGGCAAATCTTGTTATTCCAGTTAATCAGATTTCGTTAAACTATATTTATGAAGCTTCGTCAAATAGATACCTTGCCGAAATTACTACCAAAGAGATTAATATTATTTCTTTTGAAGAAGTTGGGCTTGTTAGCCAAGAGCTTTGGACAATTGGAAGTTATTCGGATGATCAAGAAATCGCTACCCTCGTTTTGCGCGGCCCCGGAGACGCGACAAAAACTGGGCCTGGGCGAGTTTTATCAAGAAAGTTTGTAGGGAGTATCCCTTCGTCTGGCACGCTTGTAATATCCTGACGTTAGCTGCTGCGTTTTCAGTGGATTCTTGGTACTCATGGCTTGGCAAACCACATGGGTTTCGGGCTGACCCTGATACATCTGATAGGTGTGATTGCTTAATTATGCTGGTAAAAATAAGAAAAGCTTTGGGACTGATTGTTCCGTCAGACACTGAACTAGATCACTTGCTTACTCTTTCTGAGCAGCTTAAGTTTGAGGAGATTCAAAATACAATTGCGCATCATTTAATTGAAAAGCCGGAACCAAAGAATGGTTTTTTTATTATTAAAAATATTGAAAATCATATAGGTGTTTCTGTTTTTATTGATCAAGGTCTTCTCTGTGTAAACTTAAAAAGAGGCGTGCGCTGGATTCCAGGCAGTAGCCTTAAGGTACTTAAATGGCTTGATTGGCAATGAACAGCCCGCTTCTACCCCAAGATCGCTATCTCGCCCAGCTTCTCGGGATCACAGAAGACGAGCTTCGCTATTTCAAGGCGGAAGTGCAGAAACGTGCGCTAGAAGGCCCTCAGCCAACAATTATTGCAGGTGGCGAAACACTTGCAATCATATCTTTAATTTCAACAATTATTAGTGTTGGCCTAACGATTGTTTCCCTTTTTCTTCCAAAACCAAAACAAGGGCAATTAACTAATAGACAGGTAGAGGGGGAGACTCTCAGGACTCCGGCCTTATTTGCCCCGACATATGGATTTGAGTCGGTTCAAGACATTGCCCCACTAGGCGATCCAATTCCACTTGTTTATGCAAAAAGAGAATTTATTGATGGCCAGTGGTATGGGGGCGTTCGTCTTTCCACGCCTTTGCTCTGGAGTCAGATGTGGAGCCTGGGCGGATCGCAGCTACTAAGAGGCGTTTTTCTTGTAGGCGAAGGCGAGATCGAGTCAATTCACCCAAACAGTTTTGCAATCGGCAACAATACACTTGCTGGTTACGCACTTGAAGGAACAACAAAAAGAATTGCTATTTATTGGCGCCCGAACGGAGGGCGAATGAATGCAACAGATCTTCTTGCCGGGGCAACTGATGATATTGGAGCTAGAGGGGATTACGCGGAAGATATTTTTACAGTTGACGCAGGGCAAGATGAACTTATGCCCGCGTTTTGCGGCGCCTATAAGCCAAGCACATCAACTTCGTTTGGCATTTATTCGCCTATTGCAAACGGTCTTGGGTATCGAGTTAATCCACAGATCCGCCCCTTGAGGCAGCTGCTTTCAAGCGGCGAGAAGTATGACGCTGATGATGATGCACAGGGAATTGCAACGGCGTGGAAATATAAATATATTTATAGCAGCAAGTCTGGAATTGTTTTAACCTCTAAAGGAAGCACCCCAGGGCTTATTGATCTTGAGGTCGGAGATACCTTCGTCTACCTCATGAGCAAGAGGTCTGATGGTGTTTTGACAGTCGGATCACCTCCGCCCAAGATTGTCATTAGGGCTCAAGACAACACCAGCAACTCAAAAGGCTCCCAAGATGGGGAAGAAACCCTGATCGCAGTTGGTGCATCTGTTGCTGGGAGGCAGAAGCAATATGACGCTGCGCTGGTAGAGGGCGAGATGTATAAAATTGGCAGCTGTCTTGCTATCTTAACCGACCGAAGCGAGCTTTTTGTAAGTGAAGCTGATTACAGCGTTAAGATTTATTCGGTGGATCAAGTCGGTGAGGATATTGGTGTTGATGCTTTGTATCAATTCAAAGTTGTAAGAGAAGGAACTGTTGGCGTAATTGGCCAAACAGAAGTCCAAAGAAGATTTTTCACTGCCTCAAGACTTTTCCCTAGGCTCGGGACGGAAGATGCTGGAAAAGTATGGGACTATCAAACCGTTGGATTGAATCTCTCTGCTGGGCAGATTGGGCTGAGACATTACACAGCATCCAGCTTCCCACAAATTTATCGTTGCGCCCTTGGTGGCTTTACGATTAATCGCAGTGCAAAGTTTTTTGAAGTTGGAATTAAAAGTGTAGTTGGAATTAATATACAAGGCATATGCAACTTTGCTGACATTCCAACATCTAAACAAGAGTTCTCAACGTTCGTAACTGCTCTTTTTTACGTTTCGCGAACTGGTGCAACACTTCCAAACGGAAGCTACACATTAACTGCGTCAGGCGGTAGTGGAACTGGACTGCAGGTCACGATTGTTATTGCTTCTGGCAACCCGACTTCAACTACTATTATCAATGGCGGAAGTGGTTATGAAGAAGAGGACGACGTATCTTTTTCGACAGGCGGCGCAACGTTTAATTACGAAGTTGTTGAAATCGACTTTGATGATACCGGCTTTAATAATGTATCTGGATACGAGTCAATTAATTGGAAAGCAGCTGATTCGATTAACAACAAGAAAATTAAAAACAATCTAAGCGTTGCTACTTATGTCTCTGGCTCGCTTTCGGTCCCGGAGAAAAGATACAGCTTCTTCCGTGTACTTGTTCGCTCAAAACCAGATCCAGAAACCCCATTTGAGACAAGTGAAGATGTCGTGTTCGGGGTTGGAAGTGCAAAGCAAACAGCTATTTTTAACTTCATGCGTTTTCGCATGAGTACCGAGGAATACTGGGAAGTTCGTTTTGAGCCAGTTACAAGTTGGGAAATTCGCAACAGTGAATTGACCTTTGTCGTGCTTGAAACTGGTGCATCAGAGGACAACGTAAATACTGCGACACTAGAGCTTCCGTTCGACTGGGGCGATTTATTTGTCCAGGGGAGAATTTTGACTGAACTGGAGCTTGAGGATATTTTCAAAATTGAAAGCCTCGATCCACTTAGGGAGACTGGTATTAGCTGGACCGAAGGCGATTACTCAAGCACAAGCGATGGAACCTATATTGACAGATTTGCTCGTGTTGCTGAATTTTTCGTTTATGACGAAATCACCACCAGCTGCAATACATCCCCTGAACATGAAATTACATATGTAAATGTTATTCAAGAAAATGAAGCCGCACCGCAGTATGACAACATTAGCCTTATTGGGCTAAATATCAGGGCGTCTCAGGAATGGTCACAATTTGCTCAATTCTCTTCTTACATAACAGGCGGAAGAAAAGTTGATCGCTTCTCAGGAGTCAATGAGGCAACTCATTTGCTACCTGAAGTTCTTTACAACTTCATGCTTGATCCGATTGCTGGCCTTGGAAATGAAATATCAGTTAATCAGATCAACGTAGAGTCTTTTGCAGCTGCTACTCAGTTTTGTTATGACAATCGGTTTTTCTATGACGGGCCAAAGATTAACAATACCAATTGGAGGCAGTGGGCGGCAGATGTTGCCGCAACACATTGTTTGTTATTGATTGAGCGTGGGGGAATTTTCTATATGGAACAGGCTATTCCAGAGTTTCCGGTAATCAAGGGCATCTTTACAGCTGGAAACTGCCTGAGCATGGAGATGCAGTCAGCTGATGTCGAGCAGCGTCAGCCCTTCTCGGTGTCCGTCAAGTACAGAACCGAGCGATACAGGACCGATGCCCCGTTCCCAGGCACTGAGTTCAACTATGGAATTTTCCCAGAGCCGCAAGAGCGATTGGTGTATCACACGGAATGGGGCGATGGGCCGCCAGAGAGTATTGACATAAGCGAATACTGCACCAGTGAAATACATGCGATCAAAGCTGCTCGTTACATTATTGGGGCAAGAAAGATTTCTGATCATACAATTAAAATAAAGACTACTCACGAGGCCCTGACATCTCCTTTGGCGCCTGGTGATTTTGTCAAGATTGCCTTGAACTATACCTATTACTCTAATTATGTAAACGGCGTAGTGCTTGCAGATGGGTCTCTTGTTACTTCTAGTGATTTGACAGACGGGGTTTACGACGTAATTTTCTGGAATGGGGAAAGTGCTACTGAGGTAGCAGAAGGGGTTTTGGAAATTTCAGGCGAAGGCACGGTTGCATCTCCAGCTGGAATTATCTTCACTCTGAAAACAGAAGAGAGCACTGTTCGCACCTACAGAATTGACTCTATTCAGCCCACGGAGGATGGATACGAGATTGATACCATTTACACGCCAACCCTCCCTGATGGAAGATTGAAGCTCTATGCTGAATGGAGCGATGATTCTTATTGGACGGTAGCTTAAAATGGCAACATTTCCAGCTATAACGCCAAGCTCTCTTGACTTCACCGCTCCGCAATACCCGGTCAAGTCGAACATATCATTAAGCGGAGTTACGAGTAGGCGTATATTTGGCAACAGGGCCAGCAATGCAACCATTAGTGCAGAGTTTCAGAATATCCGAGATTCTATTGCAACGGAAATATGTAATACATGGAAAGAAGCGACTGGAAATCTTTTACCGATTGAGATTCCTGAAGTCTTCTTTGATGGTGCTGATCCCGCACTTGCAGGCTTTATGGCAGGGGGAGGCGACAATCTCATGTGGCACTTATCTGAACCCCCCACGGTAAGGCGTTCCGCCCCTGGGTTTAGCACTGTATCAATCAAACTTGAAGCGACTCGCGATTTCTGATCCGCCTAGAGTGATTCCATGGTCTGGAGTGTAGTGTGGCTGTCCTTACCGGCAAGAATGGCTCTTTGAAATGGGGCGGAAGTCCTATTGGGAAAGTTCGCTCTTGGTCACTTGATATCAGTCGTGACGCCCTTGAGACAACAAGCCTAGGCGTTTACGACAGAACTTATGTTTCTGGCATTCGTGGGGCAACTGGTAGTGCAGATATTATGTATGACCCAAATGAAAATGCTGCAGTCAATTTACTTAATTCGATATTAAGCAACGAAGACGACAGCTCAGAATCAGTTGATTTTATTCTTAGCACTGCCATTGGCAAAGGTCTTTTCTGTTCCGCACTGATTACAGGTGTTTCGCCTAGCGTCTCTGTCGGAGAGGCCCAGGCTTGTTCGGTTTCCTTCCAGGTCTCCGGCCCGATAGAGGGCGGCTTCTGACATGGCTGTCCTTGGTGATGGTGGGGTTGTTCGCTTTCGTCGTGAAACGCCTAACCCAATCCTGGTTCCATCTTCTCTCATGCGTAGTGAGAGCAACTTGTTACTTGCAAGCAATCAAGAATTTTGGAATGGCGATGAAGTTTATGTTTATACTCAAAATGGATTGCCGCTGTCGGTTGATGAATGTCCTGGTGGCGTAGGTTATTACGCTGGATCCAAATGGGAGCTAGGGGCAAACCGTATTCATGTTTCATCTGACGATGATTTACAGTACAAAGCGAATGAAGGTGAATTCTTTTACAACCAAGGCGTTGTAAATACAACTGGTACGTTTTTTATCCATAGAGACAATCTTGATAGAATTAGTTTTTATCGGAACAGGCCGGACGCAATCAACGGCAGAGCTGCCGACAGGGTCGATCTAAGAAGCCTCGACTTTGAAGTGATGTTGATTTCGGCTATTGGCAGCAATGCCTACAACGAAATTATTAAAGATTGTGCGATTGAATTTCTTGAATCAAGGGGAGGAGTAATTGCGGATGAAATCATGCTGGAGAATCTTTGCGAAAACTCTCCAGCTTATTTGCAGCTGGTTGCTGATATTGAAGTTTGTGAACAAGAGGAGACCCTCCCCTGCGATCCGATTAACGGCTTCCTCTGGAAGGTGCAAGGCGGAATCAGAGAGTGGAGTCTTGACCTTGAGGCGGCAAGCGTAAGTACAACATCTGTTGGGCAGAAATTTGGAGAAAGTGTTAAGTCGATTGTTACAGGTGGTGGCAGTTTCGATTTCATTGTTGAAAGAACCACAAGTGAAAACCAGAACGACAGCACTACTCTGATGAGACTTTTGCTGATGACAGAGAAAGGCTCAAAAGCCGAAGCAGAGTTTTACATGATTGATAAACGAGATGAAAAATGTGGCGAGCTTGCTTCTGGTGACCTGTACTATGAATCAAACATTCTGGTAACAAGTATCGCAATTAGCACAAGAGTTGATGATGTAATTGTTGGTACCGCACAGTTTGTGACCACTGGGGCGGTTGAGCTTAGAATGGGCTTATAGAAAGAATCCATCAAAGTGTCTTCAATCATTCTTCCTGGAAGCACTGGCTCGATCAATAATCTCAACCTGACTCAGGCGCAGTTCAGAGGGCAGATTGCTGCAATCACAGAGGCGGTTCGGCAGCTTGGCGGCAATCCAGACATCGGCCCTGGCACGCTTATCAATGATCCGCTTAGCGCTCCTTATGTTCTGTATGTAAATCCATATACGGGCAGAGATACTTTTGTTGGCGGTAGCTTTTCCACTGGCGGAAGTGCCACCGAGAGGATCGAACTTCAAAGACTTGAATGCGGATATACACAGGCTCGCCCTTTTAAAACGATTAACCGTGCTGTAATTGAAGCCGGAATTATTACATGTAAAAGCTATTACGAAAAACCACTTGGCAACAATGACCTTGTCAGCATTGTTCTGGCCCCTGGGGCGGGTTGTGAGTGGGCTAGCGGCAAGGAGCCCACTGACGCCGAGCTGCAGGCTTTCAACCCGCAGGCGACTGGGGCCATCCTGCTGCCTCGTGGGGCCACGGTGACCGCAGCTCACAGCGATCTGCGCAAGACAATCGTTCGACCCGCCTTCGTGCCTACCCCGGCTGATGAGGCTGCGGACTACAGCAACCGCCGCGCCGTTTTCAAATTAACAGGAGTTGGATATTTCTTTGGTTTCACCTTCATGGACAAGGTGGGCTCTACCACCAGCCATCATCTGCTTGATTGTTTTCAGTTTGCTAGCAAGACTGAGCTTGATGAGTTTTATCTGAAAATTCGCCAAGCCTTTGCAGGGCCGAATAACACAGGTGGCCTTGATCCCGCCCTTGCTGTTACCAGTGGGTCGGAATATGAAATCGTTGGCCCAATTGATATTACTCAGGCGCCATCTCCGAATTGGGATACGACTGTTTCCGCTTCGCCTTACATTTTCAACTGCTCGGTTCGTAGTGATTACGGACTGTGTGGCGCGTTCATGGATGGCTCCAGGGTTAGCGGGCTTAAGTCCATGGTTTGTGCCAACTTTACAGGCGTATCTTTGCAAAAGGATATGTCTTGTTGGCAGCGTTTCGATGGCACGAACTGGGTTCAGCCGACGTACTCGCAATACATCAGCGAGAAGCCTGACAACATTCGCATGAATCCTGCTCGCCTAAGCAGGCACATTGCGTGTACGAATGATGCTTTTATCCAAGAGGTGTCGGTGTTTGCCATCGGTCATGGCATACATCACTATACCGATCTTGGGGGCGAAATTACAGTTACGAATAGCAACTCTTCGTTCGGTGGTTGCGCAGCAGTTAGTCGCGGTTACAAGAACTATGCTTTCCCGCAAGATAAAAATTGGACAGTTAACAGAGTTAAAGTTCCGCTGAACATTAGCGAAAAAACTGGTAACGTTCGCCGTATTTTTCTTGGGGCGGTCAGTGCAGTTACTGGCAGCACGATTACTCTTGCATCTCCTCTTGATATTGATGAATCCAGCGAAACTGTTCCGTCTGCACTGCTTCGACTCAATTACAGCCTGGCTGGCGGTACCAAGATTTGGGTTGAGAACACATCTGGTGATGACTGGCGCACTGATCTAACTTCCTCAGCCTGGAACAGCGCAAATCCAGCACAGATTAATATTCAATCCGCCTTGACGCAGGCTGGAACGAATGCGCCAATTGGCATTGACCCAGAGACCAGTGCCAGTTACGCGATTGGAAGTCGTGTTTACATCCGTCGTGTTGTTGATTCGCGCACTCCTAACGAGCGGCGCCTTGCTCTACTTTTGAGCAATACCACTAGCGCCAGAACTCCTGAGCGCAATTTCGTCCTACAGACTGATCCGGGTCGCCCAGGTGGCGCAATCAGCCGCGTTTTACAGCCTGGCGGGAGCGAAGTATTCGTTGCCACCAATACGGGTGTTGGTAGCACTCCTGGGGCGGGCGTCAACAAGACCGCTGAGGTGACAATTCGACGTGGTGCCCCCTCTGTTACTTATACCAGCGGCACATATTATCGAGTCGGCACAGTCGTCAAGTATGGCAACAAGCATTATCGAGCACTGAAGGATCATGTTGCCAGTACGGCTACGCCTAATCTGGAAACCTGGAGCGAGACGTTTGTTCATATGCCTTCCGGCTATAACGCCGAAGATGCGCTGACCAATGAAGCTCCGATTCTGATACTGGACACTGATACCGATCCAAATAATACAACGACAACTTGTGGTATTAATTTTACAACGGTTTGGACTAGTGCTGGCCCCGTACGCGATCAATATCGAAGCGGCACCGATTATCTAGGTGTTCACGCCTTCCTGGTAGCGCTGGGTCTTAGTTCCACTGCTGCTCATAATGCGCTGGTACCAGTTGAGGCTGAAAACCGAGATCGTGATCCGGCAAGTTCAGCAGATTTCCCCGTGGCGCCAAGCGGTGGCGCTGCAACAGGTCGCGGTAATTGGGCGGTTGAATTTAGAAGACCATCAGTTTTGAGACTTTACGGCCATGCGTGGGAGTGGGCAGGATTTTTAAACTACTCAAAATCCATTCCTGCAGCTCAACAAGAACTGTCACCACAAAACAAGTTCTCGTATTACTTCACCAATGAAGCCGGTGGACGTGTTGTTCCACAGGGCTCAAATGAGGATGGTTTCAATATCACGCCTCGTGGTCTTGAGGATATTGAAACCGGCACCACGGTTGCGATTGATTCAATTGGCACCAGTACGCTTGACGAGCTTCAGACTACCAGCTTTGAAACCCTAAGTGTAACTACTCTTACTGTTGAAGATCTAAAAATTAACAGCTCTGTTGATTTTCCAGATGTTGTCAACGTAGATGGAACATTTAACTCCACAGGCGTAGCAACCTTTAACAGCTTGCTTGCAGGTGGAGTAACGGTTCGCCCAGGTAATTTTGCCCGCATCCAAGTTGAAGGGACTAGTTCAACGGGCGAATCCTCTTTGTCGTTGTTTGCCAACTCCAGCGTTACGGGGCCGACTCAAGACTACCCAGCACTGTTTTTTGGGCGCTCGTCTGGTACTGACCTTGGCTCTTTTAGCCTTGTTCGCGCAGAGGACAAGCTTGGCCTGATTCGCTTTTCTGGAACAGACGGAACAAAGGCTATTGTTGCAGCTGATATTCTTTGCGTTGCAGATGGCACGCCAGGTGTCAATAATCTATCGGCACGAATTGAATTTCGTCTTTCGCCTGGGGCAAATACAGGATTCTTGAGCGAGGAGGCCATGCGCCTCAACAAAGACAGACGGCTGCTGATTGGCTATACGGCGGACAACTCTGCACTGGTTCCCTATCTCCTGCAAGTCAACAGTCCGATCTTTGCAACAAGTTCCACCATCGCAACTTCCGATGGTCGTTACAAGGAAAATGTAACTCCACTAACCGGCTGTCTTGATTTGATCAAAGCGGCAAGACCTGTCAGCTTTACCTGGAAACCCCAAAAAGCAATTACCCGCGTTGACGAAAATGGCAACAAGGTGATGGTACGAGAAGCGCATAACTTCCCTCCTGGAATCCAAGTTGGATGGGTTGCCCAGGAAATGAAAAAAGTGCTGGTAGATCAACCGTGGATGAACAGCATTGTCAAGGAGAATGCCAGAGCTGCTGTTGTTGACACAGAAGGCAATGAACTTGCCCCTGAAGAGAAATTTTACGGAATTGCGGAAGGGAGCATGATTGCTGTACTGCACGCCGCCCTAAAAGAAGCAGTGAGCGGCATGGAAAGTGAAATGGACGCAATGAAGAAGCGAATCGCTGCTCTTGAAAAAACTTGACCTGCCTGCTATGGTCAACACTGTCGCCAAACAAGCATGAAGGACCAGCTTCTTGAGTTGATTGAAATGTACGCAGCGGCTCGTGTCAGTAGCAATCTAACGCTGCAACAATTTGCCGCCTCTAAGCTACAAGAGTTTCTAACCCAGGTCGAAATTACACCTCAGCAAATCAGTCCGTCTAACACCGAACAAGTTTAATCTTTCTTCGCACTTGCACTCAATGGCTATCAAAAGCAAGGTGGGCACTGCTCGCATCGAACATGTCCCCGGCAAACCCAAGATGACGACTCAAGGCAATGGTCAAAACAGCCGCCCCAAGGCGAGAAGGAAATTGCTAAGAAAACAAGGCAAAGGGTAGCGCAACGATCCTTTTAAGGGTATTGACGACTGGGCCTCGCTAAGGTGCCAGTGAGGCCTTTTTGGTATGGAAAATCAGCCGGTGAAAAAACGCTTCAGCACCGTTCAGGTCATGGAAGCGACCGCTGCAGCAGTATTGGCTGCTGCAGTTATTGGAACAGCTGGAGGTATGGGCTGGTTGATTATTCGACTGCCAAACCACCTTATGCAGCTTGAGAAAAACATTACACAGATCCTAGAAAACCAAAAAGGATTTGAAGTTCGTTTTACCAAGCTTGACGAAACAGTTAAAGAACTGGATCGTCGTGTCATTAAACTAGAGGTTAGGTAATGATTAGCCTAATTGGCTCTGTTCTAACCCAAGCTGGTCTTGCGCCTGCAACTGGAAGTCGCGGCAAGATGGCCAAAGCAATGCCTCCCGTCGCCTTTGGAGGTTCAATTGCGGCTGGCATTGTATCAATGATGATTAGTGGGCATAAAATTGTTGACTGTATTCGCTATCAAACCAGTGCGGGGCAGTGCGATACAGTTATCGAAACCAATCTCCCTGGCGTAGTTGCTGGGGGTGGCGTACTTGCTGGTTGCTGGGGTGCCTTTAATACTTACAACCCAAGACTGCGTAAAAGCGAAAATATTGACCAAGTTGCAGCCAAAGAGCTTGTCGTCCCAACGGAGCCAGAAAAAGAAGTTGAGCAAGAAGCGAATAGCCTTCTTATTGATCGCGTAGTCGAAAAAAGACAAGCTGGAAGCACTCAGAAAGAAATTGCTGAGTCTCTTGGTATCAGTATTTACGAAGTCCGCAAAGCGCTCTATCAAGCAAGGCTAGCTGACAGAGGCAGATGAATCCTTTCACCTCGTTACTGAATGGCTTTTGCTTTTTTGTTGGTGTCGGCTTTGCTAAAGCAATTGTTGAACCAGTTGCAAAAAAGTTTTTTCAAACAAAAGTGTTAAAATATGCGCCAGTCATGCTTCAAATGCTTGACGAGCGCGTGCCTAGATTATTAGGAAAAGCCAGTGGCAAAGAAATTGAACAGATGGTCAAGCAAAAATTTGAAGAGCTGACAGGCGAAAGTTGGGGAGATGATGATGTTGACTCACTGTTTCGGCTCTATGATGTACGCATTGCAGCTGATAAGGCATTGAAGAATGAGCAAGAAAATTCCAACAAATAATTACGTCAACCACTTCGACTCTCGGAAGTCGCATCATCTTGCTTTTCTGCAAGCTGTGCTTGATCGAGTAGACAAGCTTGACCCCGAGGCCCTTCAGGACGGAGGGGATCTCAGGAGCATCTGGAAGGCGGCTGTAGAAACCAAGGCCCCATTGATCCAGGCTCCGGCGCCAAAGACCACAGAGGGGCAGCACGGCGAGGTTGAGACCTCCTGGGAAAGCATCAAGGCCATGGCCATGGCGGCAGGGGCGAAATACCCAGAACTTGTTGCTGCGCAATGGGCTCTAGAGAGTGATTGGGGGCTGGCCAGGTCGGGCAAAAATAACTTCTTTGGGTTGAAAGCAGTAGGTAATAAAACTTATATGGATTTCAGCAGCCCAAAAGAAGCCGTCACTTATTTAGTGGATCGTTGGTATAAAGATTTCAAGACTTACAAGGGCGTAAATAACGCAGCAAACAGGGATGCTGCGGCAAAAACGCTGGTCAAAGAGGGGTACGCAGAGGATCCAAAGTATGCAGAGAAGCTGATCAAGTTAATGAATCAGCAGTTGCCTGTTGCAAAATTAGTTGTTCAGCAACCTTCTGTATCGCCAGCAAAAGCAGTAAAGGCTGACGTAACACAGTGGAAGACCAGAGTGAAGGCCATGAATCTTTCTCAGCCAGACAGCCTTACCTGTCAAGCTGCTTGTATTGCAATGGCAGTTGGCGATAAAAATATTATGGGCATTAGAAGCAAGTTACTTGCTAGTGGCGGGGTAGCTGGCGACCCATCGGTTATGGGCAAGGTTATACGAACTTACAAAAACGCTAACTATAGTTTTGATGGTAATGGTTCACTAGAGAAGGTTTACGAATGGTTGAAAGCTGGGGAACTTCTTATCACGCATGGCTGGTTCACTAGGTCTGGGCATGTAATTATTCTTGATGGGCTTATGCAGAACCCAATCAACAAGTCTTACTCACTTGATGTAAAAGACCCTTGGTCTGAATTTATGGCGGATACGTGGAGCTATAAGAAAACTGTTAAATTTTACGATGGATTTTACAGTGAGAATGTAATTTATGCCGCCTGTGTGGCTGGGGCAAGTGCGGTCAACGCAGCTTCAATTTACAAAAACAAGGGCCTTGATCGCAAGAAGGGCGGAATGTGGGTGCATCGCTTCAAGCCTTAGCTATCAATCAAAAGATATACCTATGGTTCTCTGCACTTCTATGGTTGCTTTGCATTTTGCAACGCCCTCTCTTTCTATTTCTTGTAGTTGATGTCTAGATAAACCAGTTGCGTCCTGAAGATCTTTCCAGGTAGTTGGGGTTTCTCTTGATCTTTCAATAACAACATATCTCGTCAAGTCATCTAAATAGTTCTCAAGAGCAAAGAAAAGCTCTTCCAGCATCATGTCGAACTCAAGGCTTTCTACCGTGTTGATATTTACAAAATCCTCCATCCTGTCGCCTATTGAAAATTGCCCTTCCTCGCCTTCGGTTCTAACGTCAAGGCTTGACGGGGGCTGCGCTCTTTGAAGGGCCGCAATTAGTTCTTCAACTGAAATCCCAACTTGCTCTGCGATTTCCTTGAAAGTTGGGCGACGATTGAATAACTTGGTTAATTCTTCTACCGCCTTATTGATTTTTCCAAGCAAGTCATGAAAACTTGTTGGAAGGCGAATTGAAGAATCAGAAAGCTTGACAGATCTTTGCATCGCCTGCCTGATCCACCAATAGCAGTATGTCGAAAACTTGTAACCCCTACTAAAGTCAAATTTCTCAACTGCTCTAATTAAAGCAAGATTGCCATCTTGAATCAAATCAATCAATTCAAGCGTCTTGCACATATGATGATACTTAGTTGCAATATTTACAACAAGTCGTAAGTTGCAATTTATGAACTTTAGCTTTGCCTCTCTACAAACAACAATCTCTATCTGCTCGCTGGTGTCCAGGGACTCCTTGGTTTCCAGCTCGTTGAGCCTGGCGACACGGCGCCCCAGTTCGATCTCCTCTTCAGGGCGAAGGAGGGGATACCTACCGATCTCGTTGAGATAGCGCTTGATCGAGGGGTCTGTCTTGGCCACCGTTCGATGCTACCTGCAGCCAGTGCATTTTCCACGTCGCCCGCCATTCTTCCCGCTCATAGAAAGCCATCCCGAGTCCATGACATACCCATTGGTTGCCATTGGTACCAGATGGACTCTCCAGGAAAACTCTGTTAGAATCAGGCATATAGCATTTTCACCATGAACATACCTCATTATCGTCCGGAGAGTCAGTTCACGGAAGCGTCGAACGCATTAAAGCTAAAACAATTGTATAGAGAGCGAGACTACGCTGGGCTTCTTGAACTCGCCTTATTGTTAAATCATCAAGCGGCTTTCAATCACAGCCGAATGATGTATTTCATGCAAGAAGCGGCTACGCAACCAATGCCAGTCAGTGAAGAGCATGAAAAAATGGCCGCTGAGTCAAGAAAGAAACTCAACGACCAAAAACAGTAATTGCTTGTTCAGCCCTTGCTTGATTGAACGCTAGGGCAATTGTTGTATCGCCCAACAAGTGCATAACTCTTGTCAGGGGGCGAATCCATATGCGCAAAAACCATTTGCCCTATACGCATTCCATGCCAAATTGCGACAGAGTGATAGCGACTAATTGAGTGTAACTCAAGAGTAAGCTTGCTGTTATTCCACCCTGGATCACAAAATCCAGCTAGTGCGTGAGAAATTCTCTCTCGCCCACGGCTTGATTTCAAACAAAACCAAGCACAAAGAGAGGATGGAAGAAAAAATTTCTCAACCGTATGCGCAAGAATAAATTCCTGAGGTGCTAAGTAGTAGGGGTTCTCTTTGGTAGTGTGTGCAATTGAGATACTTTGAAGATGTGGCGAATCTGGTGTTTCCACCATAATTTGTTCGCCAAGGCGGACATCAAGGGACGCTGGGCCAATGAGGTTGCTGTCATACCCTTCAATTACTCCATTCGCACAGAGTTTTGCAATTTCGTGATCAGGGAGATACATCTGCCTCCTTTTTGCTCAGATAATCTTGATAAAGCCCAGTGTAAAGACCTCGCATCGGATGACCTTTTTCGCCTCGCCCCGACTCTTTGTAAAGTTTTTCAATCAGCTCAACTTTCTTGTCTTCGGTTGTCGGGTGACAATTAATCATTGCTTTCCTCTACAAGATCAGTAAGAATCGGGGGCCTGTAACCCGACCCCTTGAGAATCTTACCATCTGCTCGCCTTACTGGTGTACCGTCTGGGCCGAGTTTACTCATGTTACTGGTAAACACTCTTTTCATCGCTTCGTCAAGATCCCAGCCCTCAAGGGCGGCCATCTGATAGCAAACAAAAACAAGATCAGCAAGTTCTTTTAGAAGAGCTTCTGCGTTTTCGTAACAGTCTTCTTGCTTAAGCGCTGCACAAGCTTCAATGACTTCAATAAATTCTTCTGTAATCAATTTCTGCTGAAGTTCAAAAGCGCCGTGAGAATGCTTATCTGTAAACTGAAAAGCTTCTCTAAATTCAATAGCGTCTTGATAGTGAGACATTGAAGATAGTAATTAAGTGCAAAGAAAAGCCCCACCACGAGGCGGGGCATGTTGATCACTCTTTGATCAGTGGATCACAGATCCAGGTCATCCTCAGCTTCTTCAGCCGCCCCTGCTTCGTCCATGTAGGGGGTCAGGATGATGCGACCGGCCTCGGACTGCACATGCACCTGAGCGCCAGGCTCAAAGCCAGCGATGGTGCTGTGACGAGAGCCGACCACGATGTTGCCGTTCTTGACCACGGTCACAACGGGCTTGCGGCCAGCACGAGCGCTGTAGGCACGCTTGGTGGGGGCAAAGCCGAGATCGGGGTTAGAAGCGGCACTGATGGCGGCCCAGAACTGGGGCTTATGCAGCGTGACCTTGACCTCTTCCGTTTCGGGGTTGGTCTTTTTGGTGTAGTAGCCAGCGTTATAGATCACGTCGTCAAGCGGCTGATCCTTGTTCGCTTTGGCGAAATCAAGCAGCTCTTGACCAGTTTTACGCTCGCCTTTGACAGCGATCAGCTTGGCCTTGTCGGCGGGGGCTTCGATGGTTTCGGTAGACATTTCAGTTGTGGATTCGGTTACGGATTCGGGTTCAAGAATAGCAGTTGCTTCTGTTTGCTTGCGGCGAGGCACGGCGAGATTTGCTGGAACTCGTTAATAGTAGCGGATCGCAAGCCCTTTTGCAAGCCTTGCCACGGCTTTTACGTGTCAGGTCAGGGAAGCAGTTCCAGGGCGAGACGAGAGGCCTTTTCCTCGCCAAGTCTTGCAACTGAGATCCAGGCGCCCGATTCCCTGTCTTGTGGGGTGTAAAACTTCATAGCACTGCCAGAGACGATCATCGAGTCGTCTTGATAGCAGATGCCAGTGAGCGAATCCCCGATGGCTCTCAGGAGCTTGTCGTAATCTTTTCTTTGCGCATGAAAAACAGGGGCGTTTGGCTTGATTTGCCCAGAAACTGAATAGTGAATTTTAGGGCGGGGAAGATAAAATAAAACCTTAAGTACAAAAATGCCCTGAGTTTCCCAGTTATCTGGGAGCATGAGCTTTGCAACATTGCCAACATTTGTGCGCCAAGAGTCAAGGCTTTTATCTTGCTCGACCATGTTCACAAAAACCTTTGGCTTTCCAGTCACCTTATCTTTAACAATTCGCCCAAATGCAGTCTTGCTCCCCTGGCTGGCTGGGCTCCCGGCGACAAAAAAGCTATATTTCGCTGTCGTCGTCCGCTGAAGTACCTCGCTCAAGGTGCTTTTCGATGGCATCGTTCAGCTTGTAGATTTCTATTAGCCTAGCAATTAAAACACGAACTTTGTATTTGTCAAGGCGAGAGTAAAGCTCTCTGGCAAGCTCCTCGACCTCGGCGGCTGTTGGGTACTGAAACAGCTTGATTGGGGTCAGGACTTTTTTAAGATGCGGCTTGATGACATCTTTGTACGCCTTCGGGATGCTGCTGTACTTTCTTGTTGGGCCAATATACCTAAGCTCCTCGGGGGCGTTTAAATAGATAAGCTTGAGCAAGTTAAGGTAATGATATTTCTTTTCCAGCGACCCACTCATTTTTGAGATCGCTATTCTAAGGCGACGAAATTCCCAGTACGAATCAGGAAACTCAAACGAGTCGGGGTCTTCTTCGTGCAGCCATTGAATAAATTTTCGGATTTTTCCATCTCTGGACTTACCGTCTGCATCAAGTCTTGCACAGTTGGCAAGAAACTCTGGCAGGTTTTTGATGCCAAGACCGTAATGAAAGTTATAGAAAAAATCCTTTATCCCCCTCAGCTTTGCTTGCTTACCGTTAATTGTTTTGTAACCAAGATAAACTTTCCTTTGAATTATTTCCCCCATTGCGTCAAAGAACAGCTCTGACATATTTCCGTTGACTACATTGGAAAGATGTAGCCTGGCGTTGGCAACCAGAACTGCATCATAATCCTCTGACCTTGTATCCTTCATCTTCACTCAATAAGCGATAGCACTTTACTGTAAAGCTCATCAAGTGTGCCGTCGTTTTTAATAACATGGTCAAAATAAAAACTATCTAGCGCCCCCTCTGACTCATGCTTTTCTCTGCGTTGACCAGTTGCCTGCTCTCTTTCAATCTTAACAAGAATGCCACCACGCTTTTTAACCATCTCATATTCGTTGGGGAAACGCATGTCGTCAACGACAACAAAAGGGAAAAACCTCTGCTTCGATTCCCACATCTTAATCCACACATTTTTATGAATGAGTTTTCGCCCCCACTCAGTACCAAGAAGCTGCATTACGTCCCTAACGCGAAGATTGATTTCACCAATAACAAAATCTTTGTCTTTGGCAATTCTTTCTGCGTCGCCCTTGCTGTATCCAAACCCCATCAAGAATTGAACAGTCATTCTTTTTAGCGGGGTCGCAAAGCTAACAATTTCATAGCCTTGTTCCTTTAGGATTTCAGCCGCGCTAGTTTTGCCCGATTGGGGGGCCGGGGAATAAAGACCGATCAGCTTGGGTTTCATGATAGTTAAGTGTTTGTCAGCAATCTAATTGTCCATGGACTAATATCATACCTTACCTCAAAGGGAAGTCCAAAAAACCTGTTGTTAGCATCTTCCGTCAAAGCGGGAATGTCAAATTCTTGGTACAACTTTGTGTACGCCCGTGTTCCAAGTATCCATTTGACTGGATTTTCGTTAAGCTTTTTGCAAAAAGAAATCTCTTCTTCAGCAAGTTTCAGGGCGGTAAGTTTTTCCGTTTCATCTCATAAGCGGATTGGCAAAAAGTTGAAAGCCCCCCTTTCGGAGGGCTGCCCTGGACTTACTAGCAAGTCTTTTCTTGATGCCGCCCAGAAGCCTTGGCTACAAAGCTAGGAACCACGACACTCCGCAATCAGACCGATAATTGTGCTGTGACCTTCAACCTACCTCTTGGCCCGAGAAGTAGCGGTTTTAGCACTCGGAGAAAAGAACTACCCCGCCAATGACTCAGAGTTGCTAAGCCAGGGCGTTGACATCAAAATGGGACTTCTTCTGATGAAACAGCAGGTTTTGCTGATTTAGCAGAATCCATTACTTGAGACTGACCACGGCTCGGCAATGAGAAGCCACTGCCTGTCATGTAAACAGCACTGTACTTAGTGCCGTCTTTTTTTGTCTTTTCAGTCGCAAGTGCGACGGTACCAGCAACGGTTACTTGATCGCCGTCTTCAATGTACTTTTCAATTACGGCCATTTGCTTGCCGTAAAACTTGGCATTGACGTAGAAAACGTGTTTGCCTCCTTGGCCTTTACAGCGAAGGCCGATAGTGCAGCTGTCGCCATAGTCACCGGATTCAATTTTAGGCTTACCGGTGACGTAGCCTGTTGCAGAAAGATTAAGCATTTTGTGAGTGTGTGTAGTGATTGACCTTGCTCAAAAAGCAAACTCAACCAGTTGTTGTTGGGAGGCCTCTTGGGCCGGTTTAAAAGGGCGAGGGAAGGAAGTTTCCATCAACTCGCAGTATGCCTCAAAACGCTTGACAAAATCAAGTGCTGCTTTCTTGAGCTTTTCGGAATCAAGAATGTGCAATTGAGGCTCCCGCCAATCGTAACACACGCAAATCACTCCTTGCTTGATCAGGGCCGGGGCTTCTCCTCTTTTATACAAAACGTTGTTCGCAAGTGCGTAGGCGCCGATCTGCAAAAAGGCATCATCGTACTTGGATCTGGGCTTTGGCTTTTTGCCTTTAGCGTGATCTTCGTACTCCGTATAGGAGCGAACGGTCTTCCAGTCCCAAATCGTATATTTCCCGTCCCACATAAATCTTGCATCAGCAGTTCCTGCGTACCCCTGAGGGCAAAACAAGACACCCTCTAAAGAAAAATCTTCCCTAAGGTTTTCACCTTCGTAATTCTGCCCCTTGATCAATTCAACCAAGGGCGCCAAATAAGTCAGATACTCATGGATGTTGTACTTAATGATTTCGTCATACGAAGCCTCGTCTTCGTGCCCAGCTGTTGTGGCATTAACAAGTGATGTTTCAAGCTCGGCATGAATAATTTTTCCTCGCCTTTGCGCTCTTGCAACAATGTCTTCCCAATCGGGTTCGTTTCGACGCCAGAACTCTAGCCCTTTGACTTTGCTGGGGCTGAACAATTCATTGGTTCTACCAAGAACAGAGCTTACCGAAACATACTCATGATCATCTTTGACGTAAAAACCAGATGTTGGGTGAACCATCTAATCCGTTGCTTGATTTGTAGAGGTTTTCCATGCAGATGTATGAGCCCAGAACTCATCTTTTCTGACGCCTCGCCAGTCCATCAAGAGACCAGCTTGCTTCCCCCAAAGCACCATGCCGTGCAGATCACCATCTCGCTCTGTTGGGAGTCTGTTATTAATCCACTCGGTCATGGTGCTAAAGAGATAGGTTAAATGCGGCAGGCCTTACTCGCCCTCACCATCTTCAAACAATGAAGAAGCGGCACGCTCAAGGTCTTCAATGTTCTCTGACTTAACTTCGGCAACAGGCGGCTGAAGAATCACTTGATTTTTGCTGTTCTTGCCAGAGTTGAATTTCTTGACAAGCTCAGGATTGATTGCTTCATAAATTTGCTTGGCTTTGCCATCTTCGATCTGCTCAATCGAATCGGCCTTGCAAATCGTCAAGATCGTCTTGATACCGAAGGGGGTGATCCCCATGTCGTGCGCTTTGATCTCCAGGAGGCGCTGTACGGGCTCGTCAACCGCTGGGGCAACCGAGTCACCGGGCTTGAATGAACGACGGCCCTGGGAGACTTTCTCGGGCTCAGGTGCAGCCTTGGCAGAGTCCCTGGCGGCCCCAAGCGTGGCGTCCAGCTCGTCATGCTCAACAATCTCCATTGCCGTCACCCAGAGATAACGACGCAAATATGTTTGAACAGCGCCAAGATTTTGAATATCATGCGCTCCCTTCAGGGCAGCAGATGACATAGGGCTACGAATATCAATAAAGCTATCAGTGCTTTCGGTGTCGATAATTTTCAGAATTGCTTCCTCGGCCCCGTATGAAACAACACCACAGAGTCCAATCTGTGCAAAAATTTCTTGAACTGTTGGCAGAAAGTCGCCAAGCTCAAAGTAGCTGTAATTGGCGAATTTGTTTCTACCAGACTTTTTGAGTTCTCGCCTTTGCAGTTCAGTGCGAGCTTGGTTGAGCTTGCTAAAAACGTTCGACATTGATTTTACCGATACCCCAAGAGTGTAGCAGTGTGTGCTCTTGGGCTGTTGGTACGATACAGTACCAGCAACAGCCTGTCAAGCTCTTAAGCCGATGGCCACCAGGGGAAGTACGAATCTCAACAGAATTTTAAAAGTAACAGCCCATCTTTTGTTTGAAAAGGGGCAAAACGTATCAGATGTTTTTAGTTTGATGCAGGGCTTCGTTGATCGAACAATGCTAGAGCGATGGTTTCGCGCCTATTGCGCATTACATGGCAAGCCAAGCGATAGTGGGCGCGACTACTACCATCACCGCTTGCCGATGCCCCCAATTGATTGGGATGGGGTAAATATCGAGGAACTTGAAGCTAGAACACAGTCGGCACAGGATTGGTTCTGAGCGGGCTCACGCTTGGCTACGGTGCCCTAGCACCCCCTAGGAAGCCCAGTCATGGCAGCGATTCTCGCTAATCAGCAGGAAGCTCAGGCAAATAACAAAGGCGATGAAAAAACATATGCAAATAATATTCCCCCAATGATCAAAAGTCTCCTTCAGGATCTAAGCAATATTCGCATGACGATGCTTACGGAATCGCCCCAAGCGCTTCCTTTGATCGCCCCTGCGTTGATCGAAGCCGAAGTTCATATCCGTCAACTCTGGCAAGCACAAAGCTGAGGAACGAAAATGGCCGCTAAAAGAAAATCTGCAAGATATTACGCGGAAAATCCAGAGGCGGCCAAAAAGAAAGCTGCGTATCAGCGCAAATACAACAAAAAAACAAACGTCAAAAAAGCATCGCAAGAACGGTGGACAGAAAGACGTAGGCGTGGAATTGATGGCAAAGGTGGAAAGGATTTAAGTCATACCTCTGATGGGCGCATGGTATTAGAGAATCCGAGTACCAATCGCGCAAGGAATGGGGCTGGGGGTAGAAAGAGAAAGAAGTAATTATCTTGGTTCAAGGTAATACCACTCGGCGAGATGCACAAAGTATTCAGAGTTCGCTTCTCGTAGCACGTCGCTTTCTTCAAACTCTTCTTCACCTTTTTCTCTTTGAAGTTCGATAGCGATAAATCTTTGGCATCTGCATAACTCTTGCGCCCAAGCCTCTTCGTTGCTGATAATGTCACTTTTGCTGAAAGCAAATATGCGATTACAGTCACAAGAGTCTTCTCCATAAGTAAGAGAAAACTGACTTACACCTTCGGCCCAAGCTGTTTTGCCTGTTTTAAGATCAAGATATTTGACTCGCATTGTATTAGCGTATAAGGCTTTTTACAATATCAATACTTTCCGGCTTTATGATTTGCTGAATATCAAACGTTACCGAAGCAAACTTTAGCCCCCGCAAAAACTTCACTCTGTCTTGTTTGCAGAGCCTGATCTGAGAGTGAACACCTTTCTTGTCATGAATAAAAACTGTGTTAAGCGAACACGAAAATGTAGCTCCAGTTTCTTCCAGCAATCCAACAAATGATCCTTGAGAGTCTTCTGGGTGGTCCGAGACAAAAAGATGGCATCCTCCGGGTTTGTCAAAGCACAAAAGCAATACCCTTGCTATTAGCGCATAGGTTTTACCTGCTCTTCTGCTTGACAGGGCTGGATCGGGTTCACCGCCCAAAACAAAAGAAACCTGATGTGGCAGAAGTAAATCCAGCAGTCTTTGCCTGCATTCAAGATTTGAAGTCATTTTAGCTTTGTGAAAAACCATTGTTGTTGGTTAGCTGTATTTGTCAATAAAGTCTCAACTGTTTTTGTAGTCCTCTGGACGCATTTCCAAAAGCTTTCTCGCCCCTTCGCTAACACTTGGATCAAGGGCAGCCTGGACCTCCCAGCCAATAATATCGTGAATAGCCCTTCTGGGATCGCCCTCGTTTTCTTTGTTAAGCAAAAATCTACAAACAAGATAATCTATGACAGCAGCTTTCCATTTATTTTTTGACTCATCTTCAATAATTTCGGTAATATCAATATCAATTAACGCCGAATCTATCTCAAGCTCAAGAGCAATAATCCTGGCTTTCTTGAATGAATCAAGCAAGTTACAATAATCCTCTGCTTTTTTCTTGGACAAAAAGACAGGATGAAAAAATGCTGGCCCAGGTCCATACGCGCCCTGCTGCTCTATGCTAAGTAAATTTCCATATTCTCCATGGCCATAGCACTCTCGGCGTTCGACAGCAATGGCGTAAATAGCAATTTTCATTGAATTAAAAGTGTTCAGCTTTTGTGCTTAAATCGTGATCCGGGCTAACGGGATCGAACCGTTCTGACGAGAATTATGAGTTCCTTGCTTTCACCAGATAGCTAAGCCCGGTTTTTACAGGCTAGAAGGTTTTGCTGTACTTGTCAATAGGGGTGGAAACCAATTGAAACTTTTTAGCCATTACTTTTCTGTATCCACAAAGAAACAATCTAAAAGAGCCGTAATGCAAGTTGTTTCTTTCGGCCCAAGCTTGTCGATCCTGTATTAAAATTGTTTCCTTTTTGCCCGTTTCCAGATTCTTGATAGTCCAAGAGGGGGCTTGCTTGATGTCAGGGACATCTTTTGCCGATTTTTTGACCCACCAAATAAATGTACCCCCTTTTCCATAAGAGATCATTTCTATTAATTTTCTTTTTTGCAGTCGCCTGATGGCTTGACTGGTTGTGTGTGGCTCGATGCGCAGTTGCCTTGCGAGTTCCGGCTGGTTCGCCCACCAATTGGGAACAATGTGACTTAGCTGAACAAGCAGCAAAACGTCTTGAGCACTGTATTTTGTTCTGAGAAAAGAAAGGTAGTCTGGGTCAATCATTCTTCGTCGTTTTCCTCAAGAATGCTGGAATAGAAAAGCTCAACGTCCCCCATTATTACCCCACTTCCTTGCAGCGTTGCGATTTCTTTCGCAGCCTGCTCTAGTTGCTGCCTTGTAGGAAAAAATCTACACTCGGCACATATCACCTCTTCAGCACTGATATGAATAGAAAGCGAGTTTACGCTGATACCTTCCAGCCCAAGGCTGTTTGCAATACGAACAGCAAGGTCGTCGGAGCCGGTCACAAAGCTTTGTTCTTCTGCCACATGAAAAAAGCAATTGCTACAAGTATCGCAGCCTTGGCCGCCCTTGGTCAACCAATTTCAAGAACTAATCAGCTTTCTCGCCTTCGTCTTGATTTCGCCATGGAGCCTTGATCTCCATCGCCCCACCAAGTAATTGACTCTCGCCAGTTTGCACAGCTGGGTCAATTGGATGATTAATTATTTCAGGTGGTGGAATGTCTGACGGTTGTGTTTCATGCCATTGATCAACTGCTTGACTTACACGAGCTGGTGTAAGTTGTTCGTTAATCAGTCGATCAACTTTATTTTGAGTGCTAGGTCCGCCAATCGCAATTAGCGTAACTGTAGTTGATTTACCAGATGCCAAACCACCAGGGCCAAGCTGTTCAAATTGCTCGGCCCTCGGATCTGGCTTCAGGGCTTTCCCGATGGTGGAATGGTACCAAGAAAGCGCAACACCAAATCAATCACGTTATTCACTTTTGAGTTCGGATAAAACCGCTCGATGATTTTGTCGATCGCTCCAACTGCCACCGTGGTGATGAAGATGATTGCAGCGGTGTCCATTTCCATGACTAAATTGCTGTAACATTCTTCAGCTTAGCACCGATCGGCACTTTCCGCAACAAAACTTTTACTGCCACTTAAGGCAAATAGATGATCATTGCTTACGGGCTAGTTTTCATCCATCAACGCATAGCAGTCGTCTTCAGCACTGCAAGAGATGTGACCAGTGGCGCCGCAATGGGAGCAACGCACTGGATCACCGTCATAAGCCCATGCTTCGCGAGCGTCCTCACTAAATACCTCCAATGCGTAACCGCAATCATTGCAATCCTCAGGCCATTCTTTCCAGGTTGATTTAGCCATTTTCAATTCTCCTGTTTTGCAGTTATTGGTAATATCAGCCAGGTCATGGCTGCGGCGCCGGCTTGATGGCGGGGCGGGCGTAGCGGGCGAGGGCGGCGCGAAGACCCCAGATCGCTGCGGCTTTACGGTCTTCTTGATCGCTATCGCCAGCAGCGTGCTCAAAGTAGAACACCCGTCGTGCGTCGCAGTACGTCTTCAGTAACTCCTCTAGGTGTTCTCGTTCCAGCTGCCGGTGCCCCGCTTCAGCACGCGGTCGTAGACCACCTGGCGCGGCACATTCAGCAGGATGCACACCAGGTTGAAGCCCATGCCCTGCAGGATGCCGACGTCCTTCTGGGCGGAGTAATACTGGCCGGCGATGATCAGCATCCGTCGGCCCCTGCGGCTCGGGCTGGGCCAGGGCGGCGCGGCGGTTCCAAGCGTTGTAGGCAGCCTCGTCGTCACAGATCGGATCGGCAGCACGCTCATCGCACGGCCCCTCGGTGCCGCACTCGTTGCACTCGATGTAGCCCTGGGATCCGAAGAACTCGTAGCGCAAATTGCTGGAGCCGCAGAAGGGGCATGGCAGTAGGTCAGTCATTCTGGGCAGCGGTGAATAGGTTGGCAGCGATTTCATTGCGGCGCTTCTGCGTCTGCCAAACAAGCTGGATGTAAGCGTTTGCGACAGCAGCAAGTAGCAATCGCTCTTGCATGTCAAAGCAGTAATCCTTTCGCGCATACCTGAGCGTGTGTTCTAGGTCACGCAGTCGGCCTCCTGGAATGGGCCATGCCATCCTGTCAAAGTGAACAAAAGGACTACCTTTGGGGATGATGATGTCAGTCATCGGTTTTTAGTAGCAGGGGTTTCCAGCTCGGCGGCAATGGCGAGGAGTTTGGCGCGTTTGCGCTGGTGGTCGGTGTAAAGCTCAATGTCGCAATGCCCGTTGTTGCAGGCACCCCAATCAGGCTCTTCCAGATGCGGCGCCACCTGATCTGCAGCAGCTCGCAGGGCGGCGGCGATGCTCGGCTGCCCATTCCTGAGCGGTAGGGCGTAGGCGGCATTCAGCACTGCCTGTGCCTGGGGCGAGAGTGAATCGTTAGTCATTGGTCGGCCTCCTGCTCCAGATCACGTGCAACGGCATTCCATGCGCTGTTTGGTCCAGGATTATCCCTGAGCCACTTTGCTACAGCACGGATCGCGGCGCGGGCCATGGAGCCCTGCTCCTTAACGCTTTCCATTAAGGCGCCTTCAACCCCCTCAATCAGTGAACTCCTAATCTGGCTTGGATTAGGAGTTGGCTTGAGATTAGTCTCTAGCGCTTCCACGTGATGACCAATAACAGCCACAGTCTTTGACAGCTCTAGCAACGGCGCTCTAAGCAGCTCCATAGCAGCCACAGTGCTCGGGCTCAGAACTACGCCGGGTTCGATGTCGCTCATGATTTAAATACTAAGCAAGTGCGGTAATGTTAATGGATTCATTGTGTAAATTCCAGTTATTTTCACCAATCGCGTCGTCAATAACGTGAAACCTGAGACCGTTTTCAAGAATCACATAGTTGCCCAAGTGATTAACGACCCTAGTCTTTTCACTGCTGAATCCATCTTTTACGTGAATCAAATTAATCAAGCAACCAATTGGAGGACGACGATCATTGATCATTCTTCACCTCGCCCTTGCTACCGTCTTGAATCTTTTTAACCAGGTGAGCAGCGAATGAAACATGTGTCATTAGTGCATGGGGATTAGGTGGTCGCCCATAGCTATCGGTCCACCAAGTAATAAACTCTGCTTTGATTTTTGATTCTTGCATAATCAAACAATTGCTGTGACGAGACTGTTAACTGCGACCCAAGTTTTTGAGTCGCGATCATAGACCACTACGCCTTTGCGCTTAAGGCTTTTGAATCGCTTTTCGACAACAAAGAAAAAACCAGTGGAATTGCTTTTGGAATACCTAGGCGCAACATAGGAAAAAATTTCATCAATGTTGCCTTTGCCTGCTTCTACGGCTTGAACGATTAAATCGTCAATTTGCTCCATGAAGTGAGCCGTGTCGGATGGAAGTGTCATTGTTTTAAAAGAAAGAATCAGTTTTGCCGTTGCTCCATTTTTTGATAAACAACAGCAAGCAGTTCATCAACAGACATTGAGTCGGCTGATCGAAAAAGCTTGCCAGCGTTTTCAAGTTTCATGGATTCAACAAGTCCTGAGTTGACAACCGTAAACTCAAGTCGCTGACCAGTTGCAAGTGAGAATGAAGGCGGACCATAGTGAGTTACGTCAACAGTATCCGTATAGCAGGTTAAATCAGTAACAATGTAACCATGCAGAAGAAAACAATAGCCCGAGCCTGGCCAACTTACAAGAAGCTTTTGACCATCTGAAATGACACACCCAAGATCAAGGCTTTGCTGAGTCAACACAGAATCAAGCCTCCAGCATCAGGATTTCTTCAATATTGCGATTTAACAATTTCGCCAAATCGGCTTTTGCTTTTTCTAGGCAAGCTTCCATTCGCTTGATTTCAAGCAAGCGCTGCTTGATTACGCTTTTTGCAGCATCGCGCTGGCAAACCTCAAACTCAGCCAGTGCCTCTTTGAACAATTCATCGGTTTCTGCCGATAGCTCAAGATTTGAAAAAGTGGTAGCAAGGTTGCTCATTGATGTTTTGCGATAGGTGGCAGAGGCATTAGCGTGATCGCCTCGTCACCAAACAGTACCACCCAGGACAAACGGTGTCAACCCCCCCTAGGCGCCAAAAAGCAAAATTTAAGCTTTCTGCCCTCGCCCCAGCCCCTTTTTCTTTTTCTTCTCTGCAGCTTTTTCCGCTTTCTTGTCTTTCGGCTTGACATAAGGATTTTCAATGCAGTGCAAAAAAGTCTCCGCGTAACCGGGTGGGTCTAATTCTGGATGCACTGTGAATATTGTCGTCCAATTCGGGGCGGAAGACATCTTTGGGCGTTCCAGGACTCAGCAACCTCGACTTCTGGTACTATAGTGCCTATTGGTCCGCTCAATCACATGACCCCCGAAATCAAGCCTGTTCGCCTAGGTGGGAAAAAGAAGTCTCCTGTTGTTGTAAAAATCAGTCTTGATGAAGCAACATCTTTGAGGCTGATGGCGATGAAACCCAACAGCATCACGACCAGCGGCTTCTGCGCAATGATGGTCGAATACGGGCTGAAGGCCTGGGAGAAGGTCGAGCAAGGGCTTGCCGAGGGCTGAGCCAGGAATTGAGCAGGGGCGCTCAACAAGGCGTCTTCTCGGGGCTAAAACGAGGCTTCCAGCGCAGTCGGAGACTCGATCTGCCCGAAGTAAAGCAGCTCGTGCTCATCAGAAGTTGACAGTGTTTCACTCAGCTCTTTTTTCATTTTCTTCACCTTATCAACATTGATACCTGTATCTGTTAGGTATCTTTTGTTTGTAAATGCGAAATCGCAAAGATCGTCCAATCGAGACAAAATGGAATTTATCTTACCTTTATTCTCACGAAAAGCATCTATGCTCATCAAATGAAAACTGTCTTCCGATTTAATTTTCAACCAATCAGCAATAACTGACTTTTGCATTTGCAAAAACAGCCTAGATAGCCTAATGCAGTTTTTTCTGAAAGACCTCTTGTCTTCATAGTTGAGGAACTTATAACTTTCACCGTCGTAAATTGCAAAAGCATAGGAAGTGCCAGCAAAGCCAGATTGATAAGAAAAGAGCTTCCATAACTCACCTGCAATTTTTATTCTGTCGCCTAGTTGAAGATTTCTAGGCGGGGCAAACGAATCCCCAACATAGCAATATATTCTTGTATTGCTCCACCTGCACTTGTCATCTTTATTTCTGTTGCATACAGGGCACGGGTTCCTGCGTGATGAATGTTGCATGATTTCAGAACTTAAAAGGCTTCTCGGTCATTGCATAATTTTCAGCAGCAAATAATATATTCGATATTCCAGTCGCTCCATGCCTGTTTTTTAATGCAATATATTCATAGTCCATTTGATCATGCTCTTTGTCGTAATAATAAGGCCAGTAATTACCAATAATTACATCGGCATCTTCTTCGATTCGCCCAGACTCTCGCAGATCAGACATGACAGGGCGCTTGTCAATTCGTGTTTCTACGCCCCTGTTTAACTGACAAACGGCAACAATATCGACTCCAGTTGCAAGCGTAACGGTTTTAAGCTTTCTTGTTGCGTTACCAATCATCAGTGCCCTTGTATCTTTGCTACTTGAATCAGAATCAATATCAAGCAATGTCAAGTAGTCGATAATCACCAATGCAAGATTCTTATTTCTTCTTTTCTCTGACTTGATTCGCGTTGCGACCTGTGCAGGGGTAACTTCGTATGCGTCAACGAAGATCAAATTTTCTATGATTTTATCAATTGGCATCGAAGTAATTCTTTGTCTTTGTTCGACGTTCATTTCCTGTCTCACAATCGCCCCATAGCTCAAAGGTTCTCCACCAGAGCGCAGGCACTTCAGATAGTCCATGCACGAGATCATGCGCTGACAGATCTGCCTACCAGACATTTCAAGAGAATAAAAAAGAACCTTGCAGTCATTCAAGGCCGCATCAATTGCAAGATTCATGGCCCAAGTTGACTTGCCACTGCCAGGGCGCCCACAGGTAACAATTAATCGCCCATCCGACCCGTTTTCGTAGTGATTAAGGCCCCCGCCAAGAATCGCATTCAAACCAACAAAGCGAGTCCTGATAACACGGTTGTCAAGCTTTGGGCCTAGAAGTACATCTCTTGCTTCTAGAAATGGATGAACCTTTTCTTCGTACGAATCCGCCCCTTCAATCAGGTCAGCCGCCCCCAGGACAAGCCCAAGAGCGCCCTGAGCCTCTTTCCTGCTGCAACGAGATTCAATAATCTCAAGTGATTTCTTGAGAGAGTCTTTGATGCGAGTTCTTGAATGATGTAAATACCAAATCGGCATTATCTGATCTTGCCATACTTTTATATCTTTCTCTACCGCACATGCTGCTATTTGATCAATAAAATCCTCTGCCGTTACTGTGTCGCAGCCAGAAAGATTCTTCAGGCGAGTCGAAACGGTAATGTCATTTGTAGGGGCTTGGTGAAAAGTAAGATACTCTTCCTTCAAGCACTCAAACATGAACTTATTAAAGGCATCGGAAAAGATGTCCTCTCTTGCTGGAAGAGTAATAAATTTATCAATCCATTCGTTGTCTCCAAACCCAAAGCAAAGATGGTTGTAAGCAGCAGCCAGAAAATGCTTTTCAATCTCAATTGAATCTTCGTGCGATTCAAAAGCTTCAATGTCAAGAACGCTCATTCCGAAAACGCAGGCAGGGATACAGATAAAGCTAATCTATCACAAATCAAGCACGGCTGCCTCATCCCCTTCAAATTTACTTACAAGAGTTGCGGCAGAGGGGCGCCCACTACCTTGAAGCTGCCCCCATCCCCCCGCCTTGGGTTTTTTCCCAAATTTCTCCCAATTTGAATATGTGATTGAATGCCACTTCTTTTCCCCAGCAAGGGACCTGTCGATGGCTTCCTGTAGTTGATTTTTAACTTGTTCAATCCCGCCTCCTGGGGCCGTTGCAATACGTATAAGGTTGTCAATCAATCCATTGAAAGCAGTGTTTGTTTTTGCCCCGCCTTTGTGATTGTTGAAGAAGCCGCAAATCTGCTCAGCAATACTTTGAAGCTTTACAGGAACAACATCTTTTGTTGCAACAAATTTTCTTGATGAAGCGACAGGCGCAGCTGTTGGCGACTGACGGGTAGAGGGCAAGGGCGAGGCGGCGGGAATTGATTGAGATGGGGCAGAATCTTGCACTTTCTCCCAAAGATTCAACTTGTAAACGCTGATTAGCTGTTTATCTGCATCAAGCCTCGTTACCTTTTGAATCAGTCCCTTTTCTTTGAGCAGTGACATGCAGCTAACAGCTGTTGTTTTGGATACATTTGCACAGCTGCAAATCGCCCCATAGCTTGGCTGAACACCGTTAACATCCCCAGAGCTGTCAGCAAGGAACTGAAGCGCTATCAATACACACATTTCTGAAGTGGTAAGCCAGCCCCCAGGGGTTTCCAGTTGCTTTTTGATAATCCAATTTGGTATCGCTGTGAAGGGATACCTACTTTCAAAAGAAGCCATGTTCAACCTCTTCTGCAAGTCTTAGCCCAGCCTTGGCTACCTCAAGCTGCTGCTTACATAGCAGATTGAACTTATTTTTGTCGCCCTTGCTGGCTGCTGAAATTTTCAACACAGCCAATGAGTTGATCATCGAACAAATCTCTTCCTCTTGCTCTACCTGTTCAATTGTCATGATTGGGCGAATTTCAGACAACCGAATTGCTATTCCAATTGGGTCCAAATCTTCTTTCAAGCATTCCTGTGATGATTCTGTTGATGTCATTTTCAGTGTCTTCGATGGTTTTCCTGAATTTATAATAAAGGTCAGATTCCTCTTTGTCGAGTAAGTCGATTTCTCTGTGTATCTGATCCATTGCTGGAGAGTTTTCTATAAACTCAGTAGCCCTCATAAGAAGCTTTTGTCTTTTGTTTTTAATTTCATCTGTTTTTTCACTATAGGCTTGTTTTGCGCTAATCAATGTTGATCGAGAGCGAACAGCTCTAACCAGATCGGCGTACACAGCTTCATCCATTGTTGCTTATTTCAGTAGTTTGCTCATCGTCTGATTCTTTTAAAAGAAAAACATTACACAGCTTTGCAAATTTAGGCCCTTCCTCAATTGGTTCCGGGAATCCGAGTTCACACTTTCCATCTATCAATTTGCCAGATTCGCCCTTGACCCAACGCAGGCATTTGAAGCAGCTGGTTCCCCCGTCGACAACTGGTTTTGATAGTCTTGGAATTTCTGGAAATACATCTTTGTAAGATTTTCCAGATTCAACAGATTCAATAGTTTGACGGCTAACTCCAAAATGAGCAGCTTTTTCTTTGGAGCTAAAAGATGTTGTTAAAATCCATTTTATATCTTCATCTTTGAGTTTCGACAAGCTACTTCGCATTGGGCTTTGAGAACGCAAGCACTTGTGATCTTAGCACTGGCTGGACCTTTTGACACCATGGGTGTTGAAACCGCTTTTCGACCAACCTCCAGCAATGCGCTACGGCGGTGATACGATCAAGACTCGGCCCATTGCCCTCTTAGTTCAGTTGGATAGAACAACAGACTTCTAATCTGTATGTCGCTGGTTCAAGTCCAGCAGGGGGTGTTTTAATCTGTAGCTGTACTACTGCCACCTAGTACAACTGGCACAAATGGTGCCTACTGGTCCGCCCCTCGGACGTAGATAGGGCGATACCACTGGACTGAACGCTCTGAACGCTTTGGCCCACGAAGCACTGTATGCCAATGCCCACGCCTCCAATGAGCCCTTATGCTGCTTGTGATTTTTTCCGAAGACTTACCAGGTGATTGCTGTCGTTGATACCTGAAATTTTTACCAATCCAGGTTGCTGGCAAAGGCTGCTTGCTTTCGTTTTTTGTAAACCCAAGTCCCTTGGTAACAGAAGCAGCTTTATCAACAGTAATTAATTCTGATTCGTAGAGATGCACCAACAATGAGTTGATTGCAATTCTTGCGATCAAGTCAATCTCTTTTGAAGTGTCTACTAGCTCGGAGTCTTTTCTGTATCTCACATTTTCGTCGTACCAGCTCTTCGCTCCTTCGTCTACATAGTCAACCCAAAAGTAAGATCCACTTTCTGAAACGGTTGCTATTTCAATTCCATTCGCCCCTTCCAACTGTTTAGGGATAATTCTATTTCCAGTTGAGCCAATAAATTGCTCCTGTATCTGTCTCTCCGTATCGGTCAAAGCTGGATGTATCTGGCCCGCTTTAATAACAAGAGCAATTACCTCTTCGTTGTCTTTGTCAAATACAAAATTTCTAGGTAAAAAAATATGAACATATGGCAAGACGCCAAGGATGTCCTTGCTCAGTATTGGCGTGGGGGTTTGCATGAAAGCCTTGCAAAGCTCTTTGCTGATATAACGAGCAGGGGCGTCAGCAAAAAGTGTCTGCCTGCAAATTTCTCCAATGATTCCAGATTGATAGTCTTTTTGTGCAAACGAAACTTGAGACATGTACTCACTGCCAATCAGTGAAATCATTTTCAAGTAATGATCCCAATTGTAATAACCAGCAGGGGATTTATATTTTTTGATTTTTGATAAACACGTTTCTTTGTAATCTGATTCCTCTTGAATATCGCTCAAAAGTGTAAAAAGTGGTTTTGAAAGAAAAGCCTGTAATTCTGTCATTAACGATTCTCCAAGCCATCAAAAGTCAAAGCATTTCTTTTTCTCCACTGCTCCCAGTCTTCTTTCGTGTAGCCCTTTGCGCAAAGCCCCCCTGAAATATTGGCGCATCCCATGCAGGCACAGGTCTGAGAATCGCACCAACGATTTCTCCAGCTAGCTGGTATCATCTGCATCTCTCTGTCAACATCCTCAACAGTATTTTTTTCAGCCTTATATTTTTGCACATAGGCACCATTGAGCCAGGCGATTTCAGTAATGCGACGAACATACTCCCCTCTGTCCTCATTTAGAAGTGGAGCCATTGCACTACCCTCGTTGTGCCACCAATTTCGATAAGCGGCAAGCAGTTGATCCTGTTCTGAGTTCATTGATTTTTAAATTGCAAGAAACAAAAGTGATTTAGTGATTAGCCGTTTAGTGATTTGGGATTGATGGTAAAACTAGTATGATACTCTAATACAGCGCGAGCAATTTCAACAAAAGTTTCTGGACTAATGTAATTCCAATCATTTCCGTTAAAAAGCTCAAGCAGCTCCTCGTCTGTTAGGTTTTGCGACTGAACAACGGGACGGCCCCAGCGAGCCAAGACGGCGCGGGCTTTGCGAATTTCCAGCATTACCTCGTATTGCTTGACGTCCAGGTCAACCGCATCGGGATGCGTTGGAGGAAAATCACAAATCGCTTGATGTAACGATTGGCATAGTTCCTCGTTTGTCGGCTCTTTTGGCACTAGCTCAATGGCGGGGCGGGCGTAGTGTTGCAAAACAGCTCGGGCGGCAGGGTAAAAATCGTACAAGGTTAAGATTTCGCATCCGTCATCATCCGGTATTGCATGTTTATAGAACAATTCCTCTAGCTCCTCATCTGCCGCCCCCCGCAGCTCGGGC